ACGTATGAATCATCTACATATAATGTAGGAATATAAGTAACATCATATAAATTACCATTACCATCATCAATCATTATTATTAAAGATGAAGATACTTTAAAACTATACGGTAAAATATTATTACCATATAAATCACTACTAATACCTAATAAACCTATTCTATCTCCAGAACCTGAAGGGAAATTTTTTATTATATTTTTTTCTTCATATTTGTAATAAGATGAAGTAGGTCTTTGTGAAGATGCTGATTCATAATATACTGATGTAGCTAATGATTGTGTATTTAGTGAGCTAGTATAAGATTGATAATAAAGTTGATTAGTTAATGCATAAACTAAAGATTGATATTCTCCATTAGTTGTAGTTAATCCATCAATTGAAAAAAAAGTATTAGTACCTGTATAATAGGTAATGTACCCATCGTTAGGAGTACTATTATAAGAAAATGACCATAACTTATTAGCTGTATATGGTATTACAGTAGTATCCGAAGTATGGAGTTGTTTAAATGCTCCCATTTATTTTATCAATTATTATTTCTGGGTTTTGATATATTTTATTTTACTAAAGATACGATAATAAATATTAAGCTATAATTAAAACCGTAAGAAAATTAATAGTCGAGCTTAATCCTCACTAATGCTTCTTTGGTAAAGTCTTTAACTAAAGGTTTAGATAATTTAGCTATAGCTAATAATTCATTATTATCGTTATACAATCCTACAGTTGTAACATAGGTTTGTGGATTATTAACTAAACTAGTATAAAGTAAATTACCGTTTGAATCAATAATAGAAGGATTAGTAGTATAATTAAATTCATTGTTTTTTACTCGTGTAAAAAAGTAACGAGAAGATACAGTTTCTGCTGATTTAGCAGTCATTGAATTTCCTGCTGCTCCTGAGGCTGAAATAGAATTATATATTTTTCCTTGATTATTGTTATTAGCAAATGTTTTTACAAGTGGAGCAACAAAAGATGATACTGAATTAGAACCACTTGCTTTCAAAACTACAATATTAAGATCAGGAAACACAAACCCATAATAGATTGAAGATGCACTTGAAGTATAAGCGGATCCATCACTACCACTAACTATATTGTAATATCTATTTTCACCAATAAAATTAGCTGTACTAGATACATTACTATCGTCTGTTAATAATATTTGAGCACTTCCTGATCTAAGTTTTATGTTTAAAGCCCCAGGAAGTAATGATTCTTTATATCTAGCTCTTGAATAATTAATAACATATATATCTTCGGCTGTTGTAATTCCATCAAAGCTAAAATTTACAGTTTCAGTACCATAAACTAAATTTCTATATTGTCCGTAAACAATACGACTAGGAGATGAACTTGTTACTAATGAATTAATTAAAGCTGATCCAGATCCATATAAATTACCGTATTGTACAGTAAACTGAACGGATGATGAAGGATTAGAGGTAATAGAATCATATACATTTAAGTAATATTCTGTATTACTACTTGCTGTAAAAAATGTAGATAATGTATTGGTATCACCGCTAAATAAACCTCTTACTACGGTTTCTGAACTTACTACTGAGTCGTCTTGTGCGTATCTTATAAATGACATATTTTATTGTTTTTAAATTTTATTTACAACTAAAGGAATAGTAATTCTAGCACCACTGTCTCTACCTATTACTGTAATAGTTGTAGTTAATGATGTTAGTGTTGTACCGTATAATGTATTAATTGTTGTACCTGTAATGCTAAATGAGGTTCCTATTTGAGTTATAGATAATGTAGCTCCTGTTGTTGTGTTTAAATTAGTACTAGGAGTCGTTGTTGTTATACCAGTACCTTGAAATGATGATAATAATCTTCCATCTGCTACCATAACGGTATATCCACTACTTTCAAAAGTACTAGTGGCTCCTAAATAATTTAATGTTTGAGGAGTAATAGTTAATGATGATCCTTGTTTAATAATAATACTATTATATCCAATATTAATTACAGGTAACTTAGCAGTTCCACGAGGAAGTGTTACTAATTTATATCTCATCATCTGAGTATCGTTAGGTATAGCTTCTAATACAGGAGTAGCTTCAATAGCTTGTCCGTAATATGCTGAACCTGAAGGGTGATTAGGATTATATAATGTATAATCAATTTCGTCATCTGCTAAAGCAAATTGAGTTATTTGAAATGAACCATCATTACGCGCTAATAATTGGCGTCCTTTTGTGGTTAAAATTGCGTCTACTGTTATAGTTGTAGGATTTAATATAGCCATTTGTGTTTAATTTTACTGTTATAAATATTATAATATTCCGTTTTCTTTTAAAGTTTTAACAACGCCATCTAAATTAGTAGATAGTTCAGGTGTCATATATTGTGGTGTTAAATATCCTGGCGATCCTCCTACTAATTCAGATTTAATAGTATTTATCACTAGTTTAGATGGATCTATTTGATTTTCTCTAATTAATACTCCAGGGAAAGAACCGGTTGGAGTACTGAGACTCATTGAGCTTTGTAAAGCTGAATTTAAATCTCTATCAAGTGTTATATATACTGGGTTATTACGTCCAGAAGAATTTTGGTATATATTAGTCATTGTATATACTTCATTTTCGTCTTGATTAAATCTTATTTCATATCCTGGTTTAAGATTAAAATTAATTGCTGGATCGTACCCACCATATCCGCCAGTTCCTGCTCTAGTGTTGTCTTGTCTAGAATTAGTTGGACTAGATTTATTAGCATCAAACCAAAGTGGAGATAAATCAGCACTACAGGTTAATAATCTGGGGTCAGATAAAGATGACGTAAACATTTTTAGTGATAATGTTTGAATCTGATTAAAATTAGGGTTTTCAAAGTTATATATAAGATATATATTTTCTTTTATAAATGTACCTTGTCCAGCAAAATTTGTTTGGCTTCCGGATTCATTAGTTAGTATAACTTTAGGCCATAATAAAGCAGGTCTATAAACAGTTGTTGATTGATTTAAATCTATTTGAGATGAACCTGTTAAAAATGTAGTTATTTGTAAATTAACAGCGCTATCTTTTCCAAAATTATCAATTAAATTATTATAATAATTCGAACTGGTGTTATCTGTTGTTGCTAATTGATTTCCGTCTTTGTCTACTAAACTATTAATCCATAATGTAGATTTACCTACTAATTCAGGATAAGCACCTCTAATTTCTTTAAAGGTTAAAAAATATGTTTGAAATTTATCTATAGCTGATGTTTTACCAAAAGAACCTGAATCACCTGATGTAAATTCATTATATTTAGAAGATATTATTTTGCTACCATCATACCTAGAATTTTTATATGAAGTTAAAGATAAATATGAATCTTGTAATTCAGCTGATGACGATATAGAGCTTGTTTTTTGTTCCAAAACAATATCAGGTAGACCAGGATTTTCTATTATTCTTCTAGTACTAGATGTTACACTACTAGACACATTATTAAATAATACATTATGATCAGATAAGTTAAATTTTTCAAGACTTATACTTTCTGTAATATTATGTTGTGAATTCCAAACATCTATATCTATTAAATATGGATTTTCGTTACTTGGTATAAAATAAGTATTATATAAATTAACTTCACTACCACTTATTTCTCCATTATAATATGCTACTTTATCATCTGATAGATTATTATATAAAAATCCATATTCTGATCCTATACTTCCACTATTAATTTCACCTTCATGTATGCTTTCTGTTGTACTTGTAGTAGGATTAGCATAGGCAAATTTATTTCTTTCTAAAACAGGTGAATTAATTGTAATACCTGTAGATAGACTTGCACGAGCTGGTGTGAAACTTTCTAATGTTTTAAATAATGAATTATCAAAAAACTGGATTAGACGTATAAACCCATTATAATCTAAATAAGATGAAACAAATCCAGAATATGAACCTGTTCCTTGTTCAAAATATATTTTACGTTGAATATCTAAATTAGGATAATTACTATAATATTGTTGTCTAGGATCTCCTATATATTCATCCATATCCCAGGATGTATTAACAGAAGATATAGATTGAGAAATATATAAATCTATTTGTGTTTGGGGTGAAAACGATATATCTACAAATTGTAAATCATTATCTAAATAATCTGCAGATGATGTTGGGTTTTGTTGAATAGTAGTTAAAGGAGATAAAACACTTCCTGTACTTATTATGTCTAAAACTCTAACCTTGTTTGTACTATATCCTTTTAAATATTCAGTTTTTAATTCTCCTCCATATTCTTTAACATTTAAAATACTACTAGTAATACCAAACATAGTTACAATATTTTGTAAACCTGTTGTTGTTCCTTTAGTTTTAACTAATAAAGGTAAATTATGATATATTCGTTTATATAATTCATATGTTAAATCTTTTTTAGGAATATTATTTAAATAACTACTAGTAGCTGAAAAGTCAGTTAATGATCCACTATATGTAAAACTACCTGTATTATTACCTACTAAGTATTGTTCTATATTATTACCTTCATTACTATTAAATAATTCTATTCCAAATGATTTTAAAATTTGATAAACTAAATCATTAGATATTCCTTTATTTGAATTATTATTAGCTAAATTAATATCGGTTACTGATTTTAATAAAATCCATATATTATCAAAATAATGACCTATCATATTTAAAAAAAGTAAATATTGGTTATTATTAGGATCATCTCTTAAATATGTTGGTATTCCATTAATTAAATTATTTGAATTTAACTCATCATATGTAGAAGCAGAAATAGTATTATTAGCAAACCATACCGAAGCAGACGTTGATCCTGTCGGAAATAAAGTATAGGGTAATGTTGAAGTTGATTTAGGCCAAGCATATGAGGTAGATTCAAAATAAAGATATGTTTCATATCCATCGAAATTAGAAATAATATTATTTATACTAGCTGAGTATTTGTTAATTTCTAATTTAAGATAAGGATTAAAAGAAGCACTAGACGAATAATTTAAAATAGTATTATTATAGTCTTCTATATCTTTTACTTTATTGTAAAATCCATTTAATCGTTGTTCTACAGAACCAAAAAAACTAAAATTATTATAATCAGTATAATCAACATTAATATTAATACTATTTGAAGTTAATGTATTTGATAATTTATTATAAGTATTAGATTGAGTAAGTTGTAAGGATGAAAATAAATCATTATACCCAGTATATTGAGTAGATATAGTATTTATTTCTTTAGAAACAGGAATATTAAAATTAGCTCCTTTTAGCATTAATGGTGCCGGAGGTAAAACTAAAGTATCTAAATTAATGTTAAAAATATATGGGTTTACTTTTTCTTCAACTACCCATAAATCTGCTTTTTCAATAATATTATCTGGTAATGGATTGTAAAGTTTAAATAATATTTCATATCCAGAATTTATTTTATCTAAAGCTACGTTTACTGTTATTATTTGAGTATTTAAACCAAAATTAACAAGATAATTAACAAAATAAAAAGATGAATTTATTTCATTTATTAAATTATTAGCAATGTTTTCTATTTCATCATTTGATTTAGAAGTAGAAGCTATACTAATTTCTGTTCGGTCAGCTGATATTCTTTTTAAAAAGAATGTATCATTTGGCGAACCTGCTTTATTTTTAAAGAAATTATATTGTATTTTAAACTCACCTGAACTATACCCTGAGTTTTGTAGATCTTTTATAGGGTCAATTTCAATAGAGGTAAACGATGAACCTGTACTTGGTGTGTTATAATTTAATGTTCCTAAATCACTATTAGTTATTTGATTTTGTATATTAGGAGCAGGAATAACAGATGGAGTTAAACCCGAATCTACGGGAAGTTTAAAATTTTGATAAGAATAATCTAATCCTAATAAAGAAACTCCACTAATATCGTATATAAAATATTCTACATAGTCTGTATTAGGGTCAAAATAATTTTGAATTTCATTTGTTCCTATTAACCTAATATCATCTAACGAATATCTACTAACAACATTAGTATCTATTATATTTCCTACTATTTGAATATTATTAGCCATTTGAACCTGAAGTTAATGTTTTTATTGTTTGTTGTGTTGTTAATATTTCTTGTCTTAATGTAGTTATTTCGGATAACAAAGCTTGAATATCATCTGTATTTAAATTAATTCCTAAATATTCTGCTTCTTTTTCTAGAATATATCTATGAGAATTAGTATCTCCTTCTTTAGGAATTTGAAAAAATAGTTGTTCATATAATGTAAAAAAATCCTCTAAAGTAAAACTAAGAGTATCTTCTCCTTGTGTGGTATTAATCAATTGAGAAAACTGAGTGTCTACTACTTTAGGGAAATTATTTTTATCAAATATTCGTTTTTGTATAGCTATTTTTGACATTATCTTACTACTTTAAAATAATAATTATCATTAAATATTAATACCTCACCATTACTTAATATGGTTTTAATTAAAATTTGATAATATCTTTCGGGTTGCATCCCTGATAGATATACATCAAAATAATTACCTTGTGAATCGGCACTTATCTTTGTATAATTAGTGTCAAAATCTATAACAATTTCCTCAGTATCTAAATCTTTTATTGACCAATATGAAGAAGAGGGTAATATTTTATTATTTAAATATAATGAAGCAGTTTGGAAAATCCTAGTAGGATATTTATCTCTTATATTTACTCTAAAACGTTGTACTGAATCTTGTTGATATTTGCTTTGATTATTTGTTATAGTAGCTACTATTAAATCGGATGTTACTTGAGTTAAAGAACTATTATAAATAGAATCATTCCACCTAATTTCTAGACATGGGGGATATATAGTATGAGTATTACCTGAAAAATATTTTAATTCAAATTTAGAGGCTGATGTAAATTCTAATGATGAGCTATGTTTTAATATAAATCCATCATTGCTAATGGAACCACTGTTCCAGGCGGACACAACATTTGTAACTTTTAACTCAATATCTTTTGGAGTTATATAAGTGAATGATTGACTAGAAGCATAAGAAGCAGTAATGTTCCACACACCACCACCAACATTTGAACCAGTATATGATCCGGTTGTATTTCCTGGAAATGTTCCTGTTGTCCATGCACTACCACTTAATTGATCTTTAAATTTCCAACTAACTCCGTCTGTTGTAATAGGCAAATTAGTTGCTCTTCCTGTACCCATATTCCAACTTCCTGATATAGGGTGACTAAATATAGTGTAATCTAATGGAATTTCAGTAGCATTAGCTAAATATAACTTTAAATAAGCATCATAAGTACTTCCTGATACTTTATTATTTATTATATCTGTGATTTCACTTTGTGGAAATTTTAATAATACACGTGATACTTCATTAGTCACTGTGTAAAATGTGCTTAATTCTAGTATTTCATCTAATCCTGAATTAAGACTAGAGGAATATGAATATAAAGTAGCGCTTTTTTCTGGGAATATTTTATAAATTGCCATAGATATAGTTTATACATATAAATATGGTAATTATATATTTTTACTATTTTAACTTAATTATTTAATTTAATATATTTAGTTAAATCATTATAAGCAATGTTTATTGTTGTATTATCTGTTTTTTGAAATTTTATATAAATAATATTAAGTTCAGATAACCAAGTTGAAATAGGTACTATTTTTTTATTATTATACTCAAATTTCAACTTAGTTATGTCTGAAGCTCCTCTCACTATTTTATATCAGCACTTTCAATTAATGTATAAGTAAACGAAGCGCCATGTATTTTTGCTGCTTCTTTAGCGATTATCATGAATGAATCAAAATCAGCAGATTTTTTAAATACTTGACATCCTTCTGACCAATTTTCAACATAAGTTGAATCAGCACCCGCTTTATGAATATTAATACCAAAAACACCAGTTTCGGTTTTACTTTCATCATAGGTCATGTCTTTATTAGCATCACGATATACCTTAACGGGTTTAGCTTGTTTTAAAGCTTCATATTTACCCTGATGTAATCCGATAGAATGTGAACCTCTGTATTGTCCTTCTACTAAACGAGCAACCCCAGCTGCGTTATGAAATTCTTTAACACCTTTAGTACCGGGGTCAGTTGTACACATCCATTGTTTAAAAACCCACTGTCCATTTAGTTTATAAGACACTGTCATAGTATCATCAAAAACATTAGTAACTTTGTTACCAGTTGCCGAGTTTCTAACTCCAACAATATTTAAATCGTAGTCTTTTGCACCTTCAAACCAAACATATCCTTTTAATTTAACTGCTGCTTCAATTTGTTCTCTTGTAAATGTCATAATTATATTTTTACTTTATAATAAATATATTAAAAAACAACTACCCTCCCGGAAATATCAGTATTAGGATATCTAACTTCAAAAATAGAAGGATCTAATGAAGGATAAATAACTCCATTACTAGTAGCTCCTAAAATATCATAACCATATAAAGAATAAGTATTTCCAGTTGAATCTTGTTTATTTATTATTTCAATCTTTACTACTGATTGTACTCCTTTTATTTTTAATAGTTTAGATGTTATATCAGATAATATAATAGGTTGATTTATTTGCCATTTATTTATATCAAAATAATCTTTTAAAGACAATATACAATTACTAATTACTTCATTATTATTAAACCCAACAGCAGTAGTAATATCAAAATTAATACCTATATTAATATAAAATGCATCTTTAATGTTAATAGCATCTGTAGCTATTTTATATTCATTAATATAAGTAGATAAATTATTTTTTAAATTATTAGTAGCATTGATTAATTGTTTACTAGAATTATATGCTAAAATATACATATCTAATGCTAATGTATTAGAAGTTTTACTACTGTTATCTGAAGCTAATGGTTGAGTTGCATATACTTTAGCAATACTTCCATATTCTGATGGTAAAGATAATGCTCTTACTATATAATCTGTTTTAGTTACAGCTCTCATTTGAGACGAATAAGCATATAACGCATTATTTCTAACTTCTTCAACTTGATCTCCGTCTCTACCTCCCGTAGCAGGAATAGGATTATTACTAACTACACTTTGTAATACTTGAGTAGGTAAACCTATACCAGGTGGAGTTCCATTTTTAAAATATATTCCAGATGTGTCTATTCGTGTTAAATCGTTTGATGGTACATTAGATAATATACCTCCCCCAACTAAATATCTAACTTGTAGTGTTGTATTAGAGGGAGCTAATCCATACTCTCTAGTAAAAAATACGGATGCTTTATTATAATTATTAGATAAATCTGAAATTCCTGGAACTAATCCTAATTGAATATTATCTGGAGTAGGAATAATATTAGTATCTGAAGTATTAGATACTCCAGCACCAAATTCTAATTGTAGTGTATTATTAGATAATAATCTAGATACAAATCTTCTTGGAGTTCTTTGTAATTGTAATAAATAAGGTACTTGAGAAGAGTCAGAATTTGTATTAGTTGTTTTTTGATATATGGTTCCTTGAGCTAAATAAGGTACTTCATACCATTGGTTACTATCGCTTCCTGTTATATCTAAAATTTGTAATATATTAGTATCATTTAAAGTAATAGTTTGAAATTTTTGTGGAGTAGTAAAAGTAAAAGTAGATGTTTTTATTTCAGCTGATATAGCTTTAATTGTTTTTTTAATTAAAAAAAAGTTACTATCTATAAAATTTACCTCAGCTCCTGATAAATCTGTAAAATCTACAACATCTGTTGTTATAAAATTTTCTCCGGTGGATGTTGAAACTATATTAGTATTAGCGGGAACTATTAAACCATATATTACATTATTAGGTATTGTTTCACCTGTTACTACATTTATTGTAGAGGGCATTATTTGATATATATCTAAGTCAACAGATGCAGCATAAGATGCTTTAGGTCTATATCCCATAACATAAGACATAGCATATAAATTTTCTTTTTCTTTAGCGTATAATAAAAAATTTTCTTGAATTTGAGTATCTAAATAAAATGACATTACATCACCTACATAAGAAGCTAATTCAATAAACATATTACCTGGAGAGGCATCCGAAAAATCGTTATATGTGTTAGGAAAATATGTTTTAGCATAATTTATTAGATTTGATTTAAAATCACTAAAACTTTTATTTATATATGATACGTTATTTGCCATTTTTATTGAAATTCTATAGTAACTTGATCTGGAGTACCTGAAATATTTAATGTATAATTGACTGTTATATTTATAGTATTAGTATCTTCACTAAAAACTACATCAACTTTATCTAGACTTGCTTGTGGAATATAAGTTGAAAATGAAGTAGCTATTCTATCTTGAATAATATTTTTAAGATTTTCTGTCATTCCTTCAAATAATAAATCTTTAATATCGGCTCCAAAATCAGGATTCATTATTCTTTCTTTTTTATTTGTAAGTAAAAGATTAATAACATTAGATTTTGTTTGTTCTTTAGTACTATGTGTTTCATTAAATACTCCAGGTCCGTTAAATGGTAAAGATATCCCAATTGCAATATTTTTTTGCAAATCTAAAGGATTTACACGTGTTACTTGAGGTATTGGCATTTTATCCTAAATTGTTTAATCCTGCTTTATCTTGAGCCGTCATGTTAAGAGCAGCATCCATTATAAAGTTAGCAAATGGGTTTTCATTAGCTGAATCGACAACTAATGGTACTCCATTATTAGATATAGTAGGTTGTTCAAAACCAAACATAGTTCCCATTTTGTTTCTTAGTTGAGCTCTTACGTCACCTACAGTTGATACATCATTACTAGTAAAATTAAATGTTTTATTTTCTTGTAATGATTTTGTTGGTTTACTTTCATTTAGAATAGCATGTAACTCTTCGCGAACTGCTTCAGCTACCGCTTCTTTTATTAAATTTTTAAATGTTTTTACATTCATGTGTATAAATATTTTAAGCTTGTAAATTTCGTTGATCTATAATTATTTTTAATTGATCTATTAATATCTGTGGTTCTAATGTATATGAATATTCACTTTTAATTACTTCTACATTATCTTTATCAAAAGCAACGGCATAATGACGTTTAATACTATCTTTAACAAAAGTACGAGGATCTTGATCTTCTTTAATTTTTAATTTAAATCCTTTATAAGTTTCGTCTTTTGGTTGTTTAATATTATTTAATAATACATTTACTGCTTCTAAATTACCACTATCTATAGTTTGTAAATCTAATCTATTGTCGATTTCTCGTAATTGTTTTTTTAAATCAGATAATTCAGATATTAATATATCTAAAATAGGTACTAAAACAAGTAAACTGTTATTTAATATTTCTAATGTTTTTAATATAGTTTCATATGGTTTATAAGCAGATGCAGGAGTACCAGGAGGTGATAATGACGTAATTAATACATCACTTAATATTGTTAGAGTACTTGTTATTAAAGTAATTAATTCTAACTTATCTTTAATATCTATTAAATTTCTTTCATTATTATTTAATACATTATACGCCGTATTTCTACTTACTCTAGCTTGTTCTAATTGTTCTGGAGTAGTTGCCGCCTCAATTATAGCATTAGTTTGGTCTACTAAGTCTTTAAGATTACTATTTTGAACAGCTAACCTAGCTATTATCCTAAGACTAGAATACATTAATAAAGGAGCTACAGATTTAGCAGTACTTAAAAGTAATGCTTTAAATGCTTTAGTTTTTTCTGCTTTATTTTTAGCTTTATTTTTTTTAACCTTTAATTTGTATGCTTTTTGTTTTATTGTTCTTTTAATTTTAGGATCCTTAACTATACTTTGTATTTGAATCTCAATATCTTTTTGTTGTTTATCTAATAATTCTTTTTCAACCGTATATCTAGCGTTCTCAATTATTACAGCAACATTATATTCTTCTTCAGTTAAAACTGATTTCTCTGGTTTATTAGGAATATATTGTGAATCTAATTTTTTTAAATTAAAAGTATGAGTTATTTCTAATTCTAATTTTTTCTTTATTACATCTTCTAATTTTTGTTGAAGTATTTGGGTTTGTCCTAAAGCAGCTGATATTATTTTTTTCTTTGCCGATTCTTTAACTTGGTTACCAAAAGCACTAGGTAAACCTGTACTATTTAAAGTTTTAGTTATTCCTGGTGATATTAATGAAGATACATTACTCATTATGATACAAATACTTGGTTAGATGCTATAAATTTATCTGTATTATCAGGATCTAATTGTTCTGATATTTTTTCTAAGCTTTGGTTAAATTTATCAGCAGCTATTTTTATAGCAGCTATAGGAACACCATTACTATCAGTTGCAGACGAAATACTATTTAAAAACGTTTGCATAGATGATAACAATTCACTAAGCATATTTAATGTTTTTTGACCTAATAAAATAGGTTCATTTGGTAACTCTCCGTTTGATGTTTTACCTAAATATATATCATTTGAAGATAATTCAATAGAACTTCCTATTAAATTAATTCCATTTCCTTTTAATATAGTATTTGTTTTAGAAAATAACATTACTTCATCCTTTTTAGAATTAATTAATATTCTATCACCATTTAATATAACTTGTGAGTTATTATAAGATTCAGGTGATACTGGCTCTCCTATTAATGGAGATTTTAAACCAGTAGAATCTATTTCTATAGGTAAAGCTTGAGTTGAAGTTAAATAAATAGAAGAAGCATCTTTGTTTATTTGTTCTGAATATAAAAGTTGTGGGGTACTATTAAAATTTAACCCATTAGAAAGTATCAATATTGGACTTCCATTATTTCCTATTTTACTCCATTCATTATAATTTAAACTAGCAGGATTGCTATACAATCCAACGGTACTACCAAAACGAATAGATTGACCTGTTCGGCCAGATAATATATAGTCTCCTTCATATGTTATTAAATTTTTTATATTTCCATTTTCATTATATGTTTTTCCTAAAGGAGAACCATTATTAGAAGATTGAGCATTTTGTTCACTGTTTCCCCAAAGATTAATAGTACATAACCAATAATTTATATTACCTTTAATATCGTTTTTTGTTTGAGATCCTATAGATACCCCAGGTAATGTAAGTATTATTTCATTTAATAAAGGATAATCTTGGACACTACTATAGAAAGGATAAGCAATAGCGCATGTATCTAAAAAACTGTCTGTTAAATTTCCGTCTTCAGTTCGACTAACATAATAGTCTTTATAAAATATAGCTCCTATTCTTTTATTTGCTTTTTCATACATTTTAACGGTAGGTAAATTAATACCTGTAACTACTCCAAAAACCTTTCCGTAAGATAAAGCAAAAGAATTACCTTGTCCTGTGGTTTTTTTCTTTATGGGGTTACTTATTTGATTACTACCTTTTAAACCGTATTTTAAAGCCATTTTATTCTAAGCGTTTTTGTAAATCTTTTTGAGCTGTTTCTAACAGTTTTGTACCTTCTTCTTTAATAGCGTTTTGTTCTTCTAATAATAACTGAATTTCACTCATATCAAATAAGGGTTCATTAGCTGAATGTGTATTAGTAGCTCGCTGGGCTATACCTGCCATTTTAATTAATTGATCATTATTTTTTACGTTAACGTCAATTAAATCTTTAACGGTAGGCATCAACATTACTGCTGAACCAGCATTAGATGAAGCAAGGGGTTTAAGGGCTCCAATAAGTTCATTAATTTGATTATCAACAGATTTATTATTTTTATGTATCTGTTTAAATATATCTGATAATGATGTATTACCAAAAAGTGTTACGTCATTAAAATTGATCATAATTATTATTTAATATAAATATAAAGGATTTAAAATTTTACGTATCCTGTAGAATAATACTCGTTATATAACTTAACCCTTAAATTATTCAGTTTTTTAGTTATCTTAGTTATTTGAGGAGTAGAAACATCTGTTATTTCACGAATGTATATATATAAAGCTTTTTTATTGAATATTTCTAATGATTCTCTTTTTCGAAATAATTCTATAATAGCATCTGCCGTTTTAGCATCTTGTGGTTTAGGGAATAATTTATAAAGATGTTTGTCTATATATCTTATATATAAAGTTATAAACAAATTCAAATTAATATCTTCTTCAGATTCTTTTATAGTTTTATCTAAATATGACTTATCCTCTTCAATTTCATCCATCTCCCCATGTCTCTGAAGTTTTTTATAATTATTGTTATTATAGATAATTAAGTATCTCTTAGCAATAGTTCCAAAATAAGAATATGCTTTACCCTTTCCAGGAGAGTATAAATGTAATTTTTCTAATAAAAATGTAACTACTTCATGTTTTAAATCTTCAATAGTATTAATATCTGTATAGTAAAATTTAAATGTATGTATGATATTTTCTGCTAGTTTGTAAAAAGCATATTTAATCTTACTATTATAAATTTTATTTCTATTAGATTCGTCTGAAGTTTGTAAGTATTCTACGATAGCATCCTCAGTTTCTTGGGTAAAGTACACACTAGGACCTATTTTGTCTTGATTATTTTCCATCAATTACGACGGTAATAAAGAAAAATGGGGGAAACAAATTATTTGTCAGAAATTGTTTTCAACAGTTCTCTTAATTCAACTGTATTTCTAAATATTTCTTCTAACTCAGCATCACCCTCAACGTGAGCACGTTCATCTATTTTAGATAAATTAGATATTAACTGAGATGTAATAAAGTCTAAATTTTCTATATGTTGTTGTTGTTGATTAACAACTTTTTCTAAGTTAGAATTTTTTTTAATTAAAAAGAATATTCCTATTCCTATTAATTCAATTAGGTGTACTCCTAAAATCCATAAAAACATTTCCATAACTATCCGTTGTATGTTTGGTTAAAAGTAAAGTCAAAATCTTCATGTTCGATGTTAACCAATTCTTTAATTCTTTCTAAATGTTCTTTTAAATGATCTACAGTTTCAATAAGTTCTTCTTGAGATATACCGCGATTAACTTGAACTTGTAATTTTTGTCCTATGTTTTGGGCTTGTGTTAAGCCATCTATAATTTGATTTTTAAATCTCATAATTGTATATGTTTATATATAAATATACGACGTTTTATATCCCCATTCCCTCTTCCTACCATTCTTCCTTTTCTCTCTCTACCTTTTTAACTAAACCCGTAGGTTAAAGATACAAAAATTCTTTTAAATATCCAAACTTTTTACAAAATTTAATTTTATTTTAATCAGCTGTAGTAAGTGTATCACCATTAACATCAACAATATAATAACCATCACCTCCTGTATTCATTACAGCACATTCCATTTCATAAATAACGCCTTTGCTATCTCTAGCCCTACAAATACCTTCTGCCTCTTCATTTATACCTACTTCTTCTCCTATATCCTCTAAACTAAAATATAATATTTCTTCCTCTCCATCTACAGTTAATATTTTACACTTAACAGAGCTACCCTTATATAATTCTTCAGGCATTACTTTTAAAAATTCAGGATCACTTTCCCATTCATAATCACTAGGATTAAAATTCTCCATTACTTTTTTAAGTACAATTTTACTATAATCGTTCATACTTAATGTTCGTCCTTTAGAAGACATATTAATTATATTTTCAGCCACATCATGAAGATCCATATCTGTTTTAGCATCTTCACGAGCATATTCAAGCAAACGAATAAATAAAGGTACATCCATTTTTATGACATCTATAGGATTTTTATTTTCTCCTAAAGTGTCCTTACTTTTTGATTTTTTATCCGTATATACTTTTTTAGATGATTTAACTTGATTTATTTTAGAGGAACGTTTTAATACTTGATTAACCATATTAATAACTTCAGGATCATTAAATTCAATTGAAAATGAACTATTTAATTTATCATCTACAACATCATAACTATCAATAGCTATCCCTAATTTTTCAAGACGATTAATAAATGCTGCTTTATCTTCAGATTTAATTGTAAATTTTTTTACCTCACGTAACCTCATTTTATCATGTTGTTTCTTTTGAGTTGTATAATTAATAACTTCCTCCTTATATTTATTATACATTTTAATAACTTCAATTGGATTATCTTTAATTTGTTGGAGTTTTTTAAATGGACCAACTAAATCAGGATTATTTGACATATATTGGAACAATTCTTCGTAATAGTTTTTCATATTAATAAATATTTGGGAGGTCAAAGAAAATATATTATGTTTATAAAAGTTAGGTAGCGGAATGTCAAGTACAAAGAGTAATAGTATGTGCTTACAATGGTAAACGCTGGATACAGTACACCACAGAGCAACATGGTCTAGAACATGGGAAGCCAAAGGCAAGCCAGCTCCTCTGAAAGTGGTACAGGTTCGAATCCTGTCCTAACTACAGCGGTTACTTGATGTCAAATAATAAAGTAACAGACATTGGAGAAATTTGGCTTCTCATGAATGTTAAGTCCTATCGGGCAGAATAGGTGATGAGTACTTATGGGTAAATTTTTAAGACCTCCAACCTCATCAAATAGTCAGGTGGCGGAATGGTAGACGCTTTCGAGGACATAACTCACCTATGGGGTTACTCTGTAATGGAGTGTACAGGTTCGAATCCTGTCCTGACTGCAAAAATACCGATGGAGTCCTAAAACAGAAATGTTGAAAAAGATATGCAAGTCCTCGTGAAAGTAAAGGCGTCGGTGTTACAGTCAGGTGGTGTGTTGGTTACCATACAAACTCGGAGGGGGAATTTACTCCAAGTCCCTGAATACAGGTTCGAATCCTGTCCTGACTATAATAACCTGTACCCTTGAAAAACTCGTATTATTCAAACTAGTAGTAAATTCCTATTAGTCCCTGATAGATAAGCAGGTTTGCACCGATATAAAAGGGTATTAGAATAAGGTGTAAAAAACTCAGATGGCGTAAGTGGAAATGAATACCACAATTGGTAACGCCCTATATTGGTATAGGAGATGCGGGTTCGAATCCCGCTCTGAGTTCGAAAAAGTAAAATGATAAAGTTTATTAAACAGCTATTTTGTAAGCATGAAAATCATATCGGATGGTTTATCGGTATGGACTATTATAAATGTAATAAGTGTGGTAAATTAATTAAAATATAATACAAAAAATTAAAATTATGAAAAAACTATTATTATTTTTGATGTTGGTAATTGGATTATCAACTCAAGCACAGAACTTTGTTGGTTATTCTTTTAGGGATATTAAAGGTGAAATGGATAAAAGGGGTTATATTCTTACTGAAGGATATGACAAAGATGGTGATTATTATCTATCAGCAACAACATTGTCAGAATATAAGGTATATTACTTTACAAAAAACAATATTTGCTCTGCTTATGTATATACATTAAAAAATGTTAGTTTTAGTGATTATGAACAAAGTTTATATAAAATTGGTTATACTAAATACTCTGATGGTAAGTATTACAACGATAAGTATATAGCCAAAATTGAGTATGATTCCCAATTTGGTTGTTGGTATGTTACTATGGGGTTAAGATAATAATATATTATGATAAAAGAACTCATTGAAAAATTAAAATCTAAAAAAACATATGAAGAAAAAATGTCTTTAATTTTTATGTGGGTTAAACAAGAATATATAACAAAATCTATGTTCATTCAATTAGTTAATGAAATACACAAAGTAGATTAAAATCGTATTGAGTAAGAGGTACTCAGAGTCTTTGGTTCAAGACTTAAACAATGAACTCGCAGAATGTCTACGGCGCGAGTGGGACGTCTTGGGATAAAGGGACTGACACAATCTCTCCCAGTAGTGTTGGATGTTTTTATGAGGGATGCCTCGGAGGTTTTTAAGAAATAGAAAACCCAAATAACTACTTACCAGTAATCTCAAGGTGGGGTAAATATTAACTATGAATGACTGGCTTCTAGCAGTAAATCAGAAATGATGTCTTGAGGAGTATAGTTAATGGTTAGTCAGGTGGTGGAATTGGTTAGACACTAAAAAACTGTAATGAGGTATGTCCGAACCTCACATTAAACAAAAAAGGTATCAACGCAGAAGTGCGGAAGCGTTACAGGTTCGAATCCTGTCCTGACTACGAGTAGTGAGAACCGCGGTTGCAGCTATAATAGATATGAGGAAAAGCTTTTTGGAAGCAAGTCCAAGTTGATGCGCAAAATGCGAGCGGTGACTAACGGGGAAAGACCCGTACATGCGTCTGTAGCTCCAATTGGTAGAGCATCGGACTCCAAATCCGAGTGTTGGTGGTTCGAATCCACCCAGGCGTGCAAAAGATAGTCATCTTTATAATGGGCATACTATCAATCCAACTTGCTCTGGTATGCCAATATATTAGTATATACTTTTGTCGACGCAAAAAATTCGTTTAAAAGTGTTCTTTGATATTCTGCAAGTTTTCTCAAAAGGGGTTATTCCGAAAATGTAAACGCAAAAAGTTGGGATATATGTATATATTGTCGATGGCGAAAAGACGTGTGCGAGTTGTGAATATGTCACATTTTATTTTGCGCCAATCCCGCCACGCACATGGATCGCGGGTGGTATGGGATCATTCCGCTGTCAATCCGCTAGCGGGCCGCTAGGGCCTGTACTCCCCTCACTCCCTCACATCCGGGTGTTTCTTTTTTATCGCTCGCGCTAGCTCGCGTAAATGTCGCTTTACATTAGCATACATGCGATCATATGCGCTAGAGACAAAAGAGCGCATGCTTATGTATTTGCATGCGCTCGAGCGTTTAAATCGCAGGTTTTAATTATCCGAATATAATGTCCTGATAAAATACGGTTTGAATAATTACGTCTGCAGTTTCAGCATCATCGTTTTCAGTGATCATGTTTGTCAGATGGTCTATCGGTGTTTGAGATACTCGCTCGTGAACATCTGAGAGACTAATTGTGCTATTATTATCGCCATCTCCTTCTTCATCGATTAGGGTTAATGATTTACCTATACGGAGTACTTCTAATAAGACATCCTCGTAGCAGATTCCTCGATCGGGGTTCTTTGAGTTTAGGCTCTGCTTAGCGGCTTGATAGTCTTGCTCATCTGCTTCTAAAGTTAAGCCGTGACTTGAAATGTAAGACAATCCGTTGCATAATGCAGTGTGGAACATTTCTTCTGATTCTTGTGGTTCTAAAATTATTTTCATTGTTTTAATTATTATGAGATAAAAATAGTGGATGAGCTTTGCCCATCCACATACTTAAACAATTAAAACCAAATTAATTATCTTAATTTATCCCTTTTACCTTCAGGATATGATGTCTTAGTTTTTCAATGTCTTCTTTTTGTTCACCCATAATCATGAAACACATGAATATAATTGACATTAACAACACAGTAAATCCTAAAATAAGGTCTTGATCGGTTTGTGACTTAACAAACATTAAATACAGTGATACTAATCCTAATAATACACTGATGATTCCGTTAAAAATTTTCATATCGTTTTATTTATTAATTGTGATGTAAATATAAGTAATTAATTTTGACAATCAAGTTCTTTTCGTTCAATTATTAATTCCTCAATTTGATTTAAAGGCATTGTCATTATTAGTTGGCGGAGCATTTGATCTTCCATTCCGACATCTCTAATAACACATTCCATTGTTTCCCCGTCTATATCATCTAAGACCATTATTAATTCATCTTCCCCCACACTATTTAAGCATTTTATATCACCCTCTATTTCAATTACCTCATAAATGCCTTTTATATCCTCCACTAGTTGCTCAAATGTAATTTCGTGGACATCATACCCACAATACTCAATAACTTCTTTCTGAGTATTACATATAATACTAACATT